GGTTTTGATAGTCGAGGCCATGCTCCCAACTGCCGTTGGAGAATTGTGCGATGAGCAGCGGATAGAGTGGATCAGCTAATAAAGAGCCTTTGGCAGTGTAGCCGGTTGATTGTACCAACAGGTCGATAGCTTTTTTGATGAAGAAACCGGGGCGCTGATTGCGAGCATTGATGGGTAGGGTAAAATCGGTTGGATCAATAAGTCCGTAATCAACCACGGGATAGATCCAACCATCTTCGGCTGTGTGTTTTTGACTGCCTGCTACATTTTGCACGTCCCAGGTATGATCGAAGGGTTTCCAGGGCAGAACGGCTCCATAACCGCTCCATTGGCTGGTGCTATCGCCCATATCGGCAATTTGGCCGCCCAAAGCATCAAAGAAATCAACATTGCCAGAAAGTATGGTAATGCTGGCGGTATTGTCATCGATCTGATTGATCTCGGCAATTGCATTGGGCAAAATCTCGATACCATTTTGGATAATTTTTGCCGTAAGCTTTGTGTAAGGAATCTGCGGAGAAAGCCTTGGGTTTTCGATACTAATATCATCTGCATAACCTAAAATGGCCCGGTTGTTTTGTGTGAGCGGCAGTTTAAACTGGTTTGAGGTATTGCCCTGCTGATTTTGCACTTCGGCCAGGTCGTTGATCTGGAAGGTGAGGGCAATGGGGCTGTCGTCGGAAAGGTCGACTGGTTTATCGTTGAGAAAGAGTTGGATGTTCATTGTGTTTAGTATCTAGTAGTTAGTATCAAGTAGCTAGTATGCGAGCGGAAGATTTAACTCACCCTGACTTCGCTGCGCTTGTCGTCCCTCTCTTCGCTGAAGCGAAAAGAGGGAGAGGGCTCTATAACGTAAGCGTGGACACTTGAATGGGCGGCGTAATAGTTACTGGCTACCAAAAGACTTACTGCGTTTGAATATTTATTGATGGCATATTGAATGTAATGCTGAATGGTGCCTGCCCGTTCATTGTTTCATACTCGGTGAAGGTGGCGGTGTTGAGGACGATGGTTTGCCATTGTACGGGGCTTGCATTGAGCATCATTTGTACTTTTGGGGAGTATTTGATGGATTGCAAACCTTTGATATCAGCTATGCTGAGATCTTCGGCGGTGAGTTTCATTTTTTGTCCGGCATCTTTGCTGATCACTTCTTCAACACCATCCTGATTTTCCCAATCGGTTACAAAGTTTTTGATGATGGTGGCGTTTTGAACGTCGAGCGATATTTCCTGATTGTAAATGAACCTGTAGTAGTTCCACGAACCGGTGAGGCCTATCCAACGCATATAAACGGAATTGAAGTCGGGCGTATGGTCGATGCGTATAGTTTGGGTTTGTGTTATCTGGATAGGATTACCGTTTGCATCGTTATAAAATAAAGCAATGGTGAAATAATAGGCGTTGTCAGGGAAATCGGCATTGATAAGTATCCTGTTTAGGCCAACTTGTGTAACTATGGGTGTATTTACCAGGTTTTGTGAAGCGATGATCATTTTTGATTGATCCTGGTTTAAGAGCCAGGTACCATCGTCATTCAGCAGGGATGCGGTGATCATATTTGTTGTTAGCGGCTGTCGATTAATATCAAGCATCACAATTTCATAGTATAACTGCTGACCGGCGAGTGACTCGGAATAGATGAATGAAATATCGAATGGATATCCGTTGGTGTATGCGGGTTCGGGGAAATCGGTTATCCATTTGGCTTGCTGATTGGTTGGGAAAGGAACATATTGCGCAAGGTTACCCCCGTATTTGGATTGGATTTGTCGGGCCGTATACAATACGTAATAGGGTGTTGCAATGCTGATGTATGGTGATGTTATAGCAGTTCCCGGCAGGTTGATGTTATCATATTGTTCTGCGTATTGAATGGTGTAGCTGGCAGACAGATTGCTATCTCGGAAATTGATTTGGGTGTAATCACTTGTGTCTTTTGCGCGTAGCAGACTTTGCAGGAAGTTGGAAATATCGGCTTTGGTTATGCCTTCAGCATTGGGCCTGTTTGTTGAAGTGATGGTGGTAATGGCATTGGTTAGTGGATCGACATAGGTGATATTGGTGAGCACCTTGTAATAGGGCCGGAGCATGTTGATATTGGTATAGCCTACAGCATTTGCAGTATAAGGTGTATTAATGACCAATGAATTGCCATCGACAGAAATAACGCTAAACGTGCCCGAATAGGTTCCGGCATTTATATAGATGTAAATGTTCTGATAATTTAATATGGTGATGCCTTGCAATGCCGCGTTTGCTATAACGGTGTTATTGGTAGTTATAGCGGTGTTAATCGGGCTCATATCGGCATTAATGGCAATTTTAGCATTACCTGTAGCGGCATCAAGCGAAACAGACGTAACCTCGAAGTCTTTACGTTGGTAGGTGAAAACAACCGGGTTGAATGCGGCATTCCAGCGGCTAATGTTACTGCTGGTGAGAGTTACTGATGGATCGCTAATTAGAAGGTTTTGTGTTATGGGGATTGTAACTGTTTGTGAAAAACTGCAGCCCATTGTGTTTGCATCGGTACAATAAACTGTATATGAACCGCCGATCAATCCGGTAAATATAGGTGAGGTTTGAAAATGAACATTATCAATGCTATACTGAATTGGCAAATAGCTTGATGATGCATTAACAGTGATTTGCCCATCGGCAGCGCCGGGCGAGCTTTCGGGTTGGTTGACGGTTATATAGTTTATTTGAAGATCGCATTGGTTTACTGGCGGGGCTGGGTTGGGGGTGCTGCTTTGCCCGGTTACAACCCAGAAATTATTTATACCAAGGCTTGTATCATTTATTACCCCATTATAGATAATTACCGATTGCCCTGGAATAGTTATTGTTTTAGGGGTTGTTACCCCGCTTAACGTTTCATTATAGCTGATAACTATATTATCGCCATTTACGGGGTTGCCGGTAGTGGCATCTGTAAGCGTAATGAGAACGGTGCCATAGACGGTGGTATGTGAGGGCCCCACATTGATAGCGGTAGTGGTGTTTGTAATTTTTATTTGTGCTAAAATGCTCATATCTGTATAGCGTTAAGTATTTGAGATGAAATATTATTGGCCAGATCTTCTAAAGATTGATCAAGCCTCGCGTTGATGTTATCGTTGCCCAGCGGTTGGGTTAAAATGCCGGGTTTGCCGGGATATCCTACTTTGTCTATTTTCTTTTTTACGGCCCATGCCGCACTATCGGGAATGCCTTTGGCGCGGCACCATTGCTGGATGCGCTGGATCATGGGTGGGTCGCCAGCTACTGCGTTCTTGCTGGTTGGTCCGCGGCCGTTTTCCAGTTCGATCAAATAGGCGGGGAGTTGTAATTGTATATTGTTATCGTTGTTTTTTACTACGGTTATTTGTTGTGCGGTTTGGCCGGTGGTGCTGCTTCCTTTGGATTGAAGGGAGTTGATGAGGTCGGTTTTGAGGGTGGTTAGTAAGTCGGTTAGGATTTGGTTATTGGTCATTTTGTTTGCTTGTCTGATGGTATCGCTTTGTTCTTTGCTTGATACAAAGAACCAAAAATCAAGTCAGCAGGGAGGCTTCTTTGTCGCACATGGCCTGCGCCGCAAAACGGACAGAACCTAGGCGTAAGGTTTTACGCCATTGCTTCGCCGCACTAGCCTGCGCTTCAAGTAAAACCTTACATTGCCCTGCTGTCGCACTGGCCTTCATTATTCTGTCCGTTTTCGGACGAAGCTTACCCTGCTGACGTGGAGAAATATGCGGATTGTATTTTTCGGAACGGCTTGAGTGCTTTTGGTTAAATTGTTGTAATGGCTTATTTGTGGGATTATTTAATCAAGAGAAACTATCATAGTACATTGTTGATAGTGTTATAGTTAAGTTAACGCCTGTGGTATTTACATCGAATTTGTTGTATACGGGTACGGATTTGGCTTTGTCGCCGGCTTTTATGCGGAAGTAACGGCCTTCACCTTCGCGGTATTTGGTAGCTTTTACAATAAACTCATTGGCCATTTGTAATGCCTGTGTAACATAGGTTTCATTATCGGCTGTGTATTGGTCGAACTCTGTTTTGAACAGAAATTCGAGGTATATTGAAAATGTGTTATCAACGGAACCATTTACTTGTGGCGAGAGGTCGACCGGTTGTAGCGGGTACATGAAAACGCAAGGGAAGGATGCTGTGTCGTCTGCCAATAAATTAAGCTCGTTTGCTGTGCCGTAGATGAATGTTGGGTTGCTGGTGAGGGTTTGGGTTATGGATTGGATTTGGTTTCTTATCATGGGTGGTTCAATTATTTATTATGTTTACTTGTTGCATGGTATCGCTTGCCGCTAATACCTTTTACTTTTTTCTTGATAAAAAAGTAACAAAAGATCAAGTCAGCAGGGAGGCTTCTTTGTTGCACATGGCCTGCGCTGCAAAACCGACAGAACCTGGGCGCAAGGTTTTACGCCTTTGCTTCGCCACGCTTGCCTGCGCTTCAGGGTAAAACCTTACATTGCCCTGCCGCCGCACCTGGCCTGCATTGTTCTGTCCGTTTTCGGTCGAAGCTTACACAGCTGACGGTTATAAGGGAATTTATATATTTTATCGCATGGTCGGGAGGGCTGGCGCGCTTTGGTTTAGAAGCTTTTCTTACTTCTTTATTCTTAACTCTTGTTTCTTGATTCTCGGCTCTTGCTTCTTTTTATCGTTGTGCTTGCAATAATTCTGAGTAGCGCTTTTGGTACTCGGCTTCTGTTTTATTGAGCAGGAGTTTGGTTAGGACACGCTCGTAGGGCATGTTGAGGATGGTATCCCATTTGGTGATGTCGCCTGCGGCGAGGGAGTTTATGGTGTTTATGTATTTAAATTTTTCAAACGTTTGAATACCTGCCTTCTTCTCCAGTATTGACGCAGGCGCTGAAAGAAGCCTATTTTCTGTTTCAATAAGTCTGGATAGCTGGTAAAAAAATGTTTGGCTATGGGCAGCGCCTCCGTTACCCGTAGTTTTTTTATTTCAGTGCAAAATTCTTCGGCTTCGTACTCATTATATTTTTTACCAGTGGCCCTGCAAAAAAAGTAGTGAGCCAACAGATGACAGCATGCTTTCAACGATGGATGAAAGTGATCATTCCAATGTTCTTCGCCGTGCAGTTTAATGCTGTCGTTTATTTCATCAGCAATAATATCGCGCGCGGCCATGAATGCTCCGGCAGGTTCAACAGAAAGGTTACGGATAACGTTTACCATTACTTTTCTTTTACCCAGTACAAAAGTTACTTTGTGAGGAATAGCGTCGCTATTATATAGGTGTTTTATTTGGCTTGAGAGCGCCAATACGGAATTGCCGAACGCCTGAAAATCATTAATGTTGCGAACGGTGTAAAGTTCCTCAATGGCTATACCTGACAGGATGCTGATAGCATCGAGATCATTAAGAGAATGCTTTTCCTGCATCGCCATCATTTGGCCCAATGTAACCTCATGAAGGTTGGTTGGTATTTTTACCTGTAGCTTACCCCCGGTAGTTTTTAGTGTTTTTTCAATCATATTATTATCAAGTTTGCAAGCGGTTCCTGCCATGCTTTGCCTTTGTATGGCAGGCGCGATCGGGGTGATGTAAATGTATTTATTTTTAATTTATTAAGTGCAATATATCGTAAAGGATCGATCAGGTGATTATATGCGTCAACCGGCTCATTTATAGCTTTTCCGGAGCGATCGACACGCCATTTGTAACGGCCGATCTCGTGGCGTAAATTAACGCTTCGACGGGTGATGTTTATTTTATAGCGGCGCAGAATATCGATAGAATTCTTAATACTGTCGACACCTTTTTTTGCGCCTTTAACATTCCACCCGAGCCGTTTTAGTTCTTCGATAGATTTTGGTTCGGCGCTATCGGCAATGATCTCGGTGCTTTTGCTGATCCCGGCTTCGGTTAGTTTTTTTGCGATATCGGTATTGGTCAATCCGTTTTCATAAAACAACTCATCAACCCAAAGTTCACCATTTTGGATAAATACTTCGAGACAACCTGTTTCATCGTTTGTAAACCCGAAATCAAGCCCGGCGGCTATGCGTTTTGCATCAGCAGGAATATCGTCACAAATATGCCAGTTGGTAAATACCAGGCCATCTATTTTGCCGGTTAATCCGCGTGCATAAACTTTCCATAATTCGATGTCGACAGCTTTAAGAGCCTCCACTTTATCGCGTACGG